CGGTGCGGGCACTGCGTCCCCCGCGCTTCCCGATACGGCTGGAGCGGTCGATTCCCTCGCGGTCACCGCAACGGTAGCGGAGTCCGATACTGCCGGCGCAGCGGATTCCATCGCGGTCAGCGCTACAGCTCCTCTTGCGGATACCGCGGGTGCGGTCGATTCGATTGCGGTTGCGGGTGCGATTCCCCTCGCTGAGCGTGCTGGTGCCGTTGACGCGATCGCGGTAGCTGCTACCCTAACCGAATCGGATACGGCGGGTGCCGTTGAGGCCATCGCAGTCAGTGCGACCGCGCCCCTCGCGGACGTAGCGGGTGCTACCGACTCGATTGCGGTAGTGATAAGCGTTCCGGTAACGCTGGGCGATGTTGCGGCGGCCACGGACTCCCTTGCGGTTGTCGTTACGGTGCCCCTTGCGGATACCGCGGGAGCGGCCGAGACTATCACCGAAGCGGTTACCGTTGCCCTAGCGGATACCGCAGCTGCGACTGAGGTGCTGTCCCCTCCCGCGGTATCGGTACCGTTGACGGATACCGCGGGTGCGGCTGACGCGATTGCGATTTCTGCATCGATTACGCTGGCTGATGTCGGTGCCGCGGCTGAGACCACACCGAAGATCCTTTCGGATGCCGCGGGTGCGGTCGATTCCCTCTCGGTGGTGGTCTCGGTACCGTTGTCCGACGTCGCGGGCGCAGCGGATAGCATCTCGGTGGTGTCGGGCCAGCCGATAGCCGTTCAGGATACCGCTGCCGCAGTTGATTCGTTGTCGGTCGTGGTATCGGTACCTCTGACTGAGACCGCGGCCGCAGCAGATACTCTGGCACCTCCCACCGTTACGGTACCACTCCAGGACGTCGCGGCTGCCGCGGATACGATAACGACAGCGCAAACGCATGCCCTGGCTGAGGTCGCCGGCGCGGTCGATTCTCTCTCGGTCACGGTAACGACAGCGCTCTCAGATACCGCGGGAGCGGCAGATACGATTGCACCGACTGTAACGGTGCAATTGGCGGATACGGCGGCTGCGACTGACGCCTTCATTACTTCGCAGGGCACCCCGGTTGCCCTCGGTGACGTTGCCGGCGCAGCTGATAAGATAGCGCTAGCGGCCACCGTACCCCTTTCGGATGCGGCTGGCGCCGTCGATTCGTTGGCGGTAACCGTTACGGTTCCCCTCTCCGATCGCGCTGCAGCGGCGGATGCGATTACCACTGCCCAGGGACAACCGGTTGCGTTCTCGGAGGCAGCCGGTGCGGTGGACTCCCTGTCGGTCGTGGTAACGGTACCGTTGACTGATGTCGGCGCAGCTGCGGATATCTTCTCGGTCGGTGGTGCCGCTTCGGTAGCATTTACGGATACTGCTGCGGCTTCTGACTCCTTTACGGTTACTGCTTCTCCGCACCTCGCGGATTACGCGGCAGCGGTAGATAAACTCTCAGTCGTTGTTACGGTGCCACTTACGGATACGGCAGCGGCCGCTGATGTCGTTTCGATCGGGGCAGCGGTTGCACTGCTGGAACGTGCCGCTGCGGCCGAGCGCTGGGTCGTTGGTCAGGCCGCTCCGGTGGTATCGGCTTCCGGAACCGTCAAGGTTCTCGGAATCAACGGCACCATTACTCCGGTGATCGTCACCGTTTCACTACAGGTCGTTTCGATTAACGGAAGCATTGCGGTTATGCTTCCGAGTTGCACACTGGAGGTGCTCGAATGAGCGGCGAACTCACCTACGTTCCGGTACACGTCCGGCAGGGTGACGATGTGACACTGCAGGCCACGTTGACGGACCCGACTCTACCGTTGGTCGCCGGAAAGCAGCAGCCACTGGATCTGACCGGTCGAACGGTTCAGCTGGTGACCAAACTGTCTCGGGATACTCCCGATACCGATCCGAGCTTCAAGCTCTACTCCGGGTCGGTGCAGAGTCCGTCTACGGCAGGGATATGTACCTTTGCGGTACCGAGTTCTGACACCTCCCAACCGGCCGTTACCTGGTACCGGGTAGAGGTTACGTCCTCCGGAAAGACGGTCACAGCAGTAATCGGACCGTGGGAGGTGGAACCCGCATAGAAAATTGCCCGGAATCGGTTTAGGGTGCGTGCATAATGGGTATGTCCAGGGGTGATCTCCCGATCACCTCTCTGACCACAAGGGCCGGGGTGCGACTTAGCAGGCCGCATTGTACCTTCCCGGCTTGTGGTTGCTTTTACTCCGAGGAAAGCGAGGTGAACGGTGGCCACCGCTACTAAGACCCCACCGCACGAGACAGCCGCTGGAAGGAAGAAGCTCGCAGCGAAGGGTCAAACGGCATACGGGACTAGCTACCCCGTGCCGAATGTGTCCTATTTGAAGAAAGCGCTTAAAGCCGTTGGACGGGTGGCCCCCGGCAAGCGCGCAACGCTGGGCCGGTTCCTCCGAAAGCGAGCGCGGACGCTCGGAGCCACATCGGTCATCAAGGGGTCGTGGGCGGACAATACCCAAGGCGCCAAAGCGATGGCGAATACGATGCGGGAAGCGTTGGAGCTGGCCCGGCAGGGAGGTTACCTCTATGAGGACCTCCACGGTATGCGGGTACTGGAGTTCGTCGGCCCGAAGGGTTACGAACACGGGTGGATATACGTCGGTGGTAAGGGCCTCCCGTCCGTCAAGCCCGGCGAGCACGTCCGCGTCGATCAGATGGCGGGCAAGCAAGAGGGTCAGATCGTCAGCCGCACCGGAGATCGCATAAGCGTCAAGGTTCGCAAGGGGACGCAGGCGGGAAAGACGATCAATGTTCACGCCGGGATGGTCTCGCACAAGTTCGAGGGAAAAGGTGCGCCCCCGATAGCCGAGAAGACGCCAGCGGCAAGTAGCGATCGTGCCGCGCTGGTTGCGCACATGATGGACGTGCACCAGATCCCGTTGGGCGCCACTCGCGGGCGAACGCTGGCCGAACTGCATCAGGACCACCACGTCGATCATCAGTCGGTAATCTCCCGGCAGCGCGGGCTATCGAACCACGACGTGTCGAGTACGCGTCACCGCAAGGCGACCAAGGAAATGGTCGAGAAGCTCGGCGGCGGTAACGCGACACCGGACGAGAAGAAGACCGCACCCAGCAAGCCCGCGCTCCGTATTGCCGGGCAGCGGATGACCCCGTCACAGGAGAACGCTTTCAACGGTCTCTCGGAGACCAATAAGGACGTCTACGAGGAGCGGCGGCAATCCGGCCTAGGTCACGCCGATGCGATGAAGGGACTGACGCCGAGCTCATCGGGTGTGGCACCACTACCGCCGCACATGCAGAAGAACCTCGATGCGGTCACTCCGGCTCAGAAGAAGTCCGCTGCGGCGAAGCTCGGTGGCGTCAAGAGTTCGCACTATCAGGCGTACATGTCCCGCCGCAGCCACGGGTACTCGCACAAGGAGTCGATGTCCGCCGGCCTCGCAGATCGACAGCAGAAGCCGACCTTCGATAGCCATTCGGACGCCGCGCTGATGGGCTACACGGATCGGAGCAAGTACAACGTTGCTCGGCCTTCGCAGAAGACCTTTGAGCGTGAGGGCGCCGGATCACCGAATGCGCAGCCACCGAGAACGCGCTCGATCGCCAAGGAGCGAATGGCCTCGCCGGAGGGGAAGCAGGCGGCCGCTCGGGTTGCGCCTGCGATGCGCGCACAGGCCGCAACGAAGGAGCCGGTCGGCTCGACCGCGGCACACTCCGAGTTGCTGAAAGCGCGCACCGCCGCTCGCGCTGCCTACCCGCAGGGTCATCCCGAGCGGCTCAAGGCAGAGCGGGCCGTTAGGCAATCTCGTAAAGCGCGCCGGGCGGGCGCGGAGGGTGGCGGCGGGACGCCTAGGGTCCGTGCGGGAACCCCGGGAACGTCCCGTCGTCGCCGTACAGCCGCGCCGGTCGGTGTTACCTCGGCACCCGAGAGGGGTGGCGGTAAGTCAATCGCGCAGCGCCAGGCCGAAGCCGGAACGCTACTGCCCCGGCAGCAAAGGACGTACCGCCAGGCAATGCTCAAGGGCGGGGTCGGGCATGAGCGATCGCTCGGAGTGGCGAAGGAGCGTCCGATCGCCGCACGGGGATCGGCGGGTCGGAAGAAGCAGATCGCCGAAGAGAAGGCAGCGGCACCCGGTCGGGCCGCCGCGCGGGCACGGGTCAAGGCCGCAAACGTGGAGGCGAAGGCGCAGGCCAATCGTCCGATCGTCTCGCAGGAAAGTGCGATCACGACCCTCATCGCGGGGCTCGTTTCCCGTGGCTGGTCGAAGGCGCAGGCGCGTAAGCTCGCCGAGGGTCGCATCCTTCGGGGTGTGGCCATCCCGCAGTACGCACCGGGCAAGAAGGGACCGAGGGCGAAATGACCAGAGAGTTCCGTCCCCCGCGCTACCACGGTGAAGCGATCGAGCTGGGCAACCGGCGTTGGCGGACACAACTGCTACCCTTCCGGACGATCAGCTACAAGGGTCGCGAGCTGGTGTTCGATCGGGCGTATCTCGAGGGCCTCGTCAAAGCGTTCAAGGCGAAGGCGTTCGATCTGGTCCCGTTCCAGTTGGCGCGGGGTGACAACAAGCACACGAATGACCCTGAGCGTTGTCGCGGTGAAATTATCGATCTCGAGCTGGCACCGGACGGCCTTGACCTCATTCTCGAGGCGAATGAGTCCGGGGATGAACTCCTCCGGTCAAACCCGAAGCTCGGGGTTAGTGCCCGGATCTATGAGGAGTACGAGCGCTCGGACGGAAAGAGCTGGCCGCAAGCGCTACAGCACGTTCTCGGGACACTCGATCCGCACATTGCGGGGATGCGGAACTGGAAGGAAGTCGAAGTCCCCGTTGCGCTGTCACAGCAAATCGGTGACGTCGAAGTGGTCGACCTCTCCGATGTGGAATTCGGAGAAGAGGAAGGAGGGACGGACAAGGTGGCATTCTCCAAGGAGGACCGGGCCGCTCTCATCGAGCTGCTGACGAAGGCCCGGAAGGCCAAGGACGACGACGAGATCGCAGCCCTTGTCGATGAGCTCATCGCCGAAGGAGAGGTCGAGGACGAGACCGAACTCTCGGACGAGGAACTCGACAACCTCATCGCTGAGGCCGAAGCAGAGGCGAACGCAGGCCTCGAGACCGAAGCGGAGGAGGGCGATTCCGGCGACGAGGAGGACGAAGCGGACGAGAAGCCGGAGCCCCGGGAGCCCGTTACTCGGAGGCGTGAGCCCGTTGCCGCCAGGAACCGCGGGCGGCGTTCGCGTGAGCTCGAATTGGCGAACGCTCGGCTCGAGGAACAGGGCGACCAGTTGGCGGCGATGCAGGCCAACCTGGACGATCAGTCGTTCATGCGTGAGCGTGACGTGTTCGCCCGGGCCTACGGCATCCCGCCGAAGATCGTGGACCTGGCGCGTCCGCTGCTAGAAGGGTCCGGGCACGTCATCGAGCTTTCCGGCGGTGACGAGGTCGATGCGGGTGCGATCATGCGCCGGGTCCTCACCGAATTCGGCAACCAGATCAAGCTGCTCGACCTGAGCGGTGTGATCGGGTCCGGACTGGAGGACGACGAAGAGATCGAAGAGGCCAAGCAGCACGCGACCGAAACGGCGGAATTCGTCAAGGCCGCGCGCGAGTCCTTTAGCCTCTGATCCGCACAAGCCGCTCAACGCGGAACAACGAAAGGAGGGCCGTAGCCGATGCGCACGAAGTTGAGTCCCGCTGACGTCGCGGCTATTCGTGCGCGGGCCGCTAGCGGTGAGACGTATCGCGCTCTCGGTATACGGTTCGGCGTTGCAACCTCGACGATTCGCAACGTTGTTCGAGGCGTGACGCATCCGCCGGACGGTCCTCCAAGCAAGGAACGGCGTAGACGCCTCGATAAGAGGCTTCGCGAGAAGTACGGAATCTCGTTGCGGGAGTACGAAGCGATCCGTGAGTTCCAGAACGGTCGCTGTGCTCTGTGTAGCGAAGAGGAGGTCGAGACTCGTGAGCTACCCGTGGATCACGACCACGTCAATGGGCTGGTGCGGGGTCTCTTGTGTAGCCTCTGCAATCGCCAGCTCGGATGGGTCGAGCGTATCGGTATAGCAAAGATCAACGCGTACCTTGCGTTCGATCGCACCGACATTAGGGAGAAAGAAGAGGTGAACACGTAGATGCCAGGAGTTGTGCCTTACGTCAGACAGGGTCCGGTCTCGTATCAGGTCGTGTCCACCGTGCTGGGCGGTCAGCTCGTTCAGCCGGATACCGGCGGTGCGGTGAAGACCGCTCTCGCGAACTCGGTTACCGTTCTGGGAGTGGCGCTGCACGATGCTGGTGTCCGCACGTCCCAGGACGGCCAGACCGTTGCGAACCTCGCGCAGAACCCCGATTACCTCGCGGTGGGATACGGGCTCGATGTCCGGGTCACGTACAACACTGCGGCGGCACTCGGTCAGCTGCTCGCTGCCGATGCCACGGGGCAGGTGAAGGCCTATACGGCCGGTACCACAACGTACGACGCAATCGTCGGCCGCTGCACCGAACCGCTCGGTGTGGCCGGCGCCGGAACAGTGGCTCGGGCCCGTATCGGTCCGAACCTCTGATCGGACCACTCGATTCACTACTAGGAAAGGAGGGACCGGGTGGTTACGCAGACGTTCCCGATAGCTAGCTCGTACGACGGACAGAGAATCACCGTCGACGACTATCTCAAGGACCCACTGCGCATTCCGGCGCTGATCCTCGATTTGATGAAGAACGAGTTCATCATCGAGACCGTGCTCCGGAACGCCGGCATGAACGATTCCGGGGCAGTCCGGTTCGAGCGGTCCACGCCACTGTTTGCGCAGAACGATTCGGACATCCGAGCTGAGTTCGCCGAGGTTCCCGCAGTTGCGGCGGCCGTTGGTGAGATCCTCGTGGCGTACAGCTATGAGCGCTCACTCGCCATCCAGGTGTCCGATGCGATGCGGCGCAGGCAGCTCGTGGACCCGGTGAACCGACAGCTCACGCAGGTCAAGAACACGATGGTGAAGAACTGGAACCAGGCGTTCTTTAGCCTCCTCGTTGCGAACATTCCCACCGCCTCCACGTACGCGATCAACGCGACGGACGCGTGGGACGGTGCGGCGGCGCAGGGGGGTACGAGCACGGCGAACTCGGGGATCATCCGGGCGCATATCACGGATGGGATCTGGCTGGTCGAGAACGCCTCGTACGACGCGCAGGGCCAGAACTTCTTCGGGTTCGAGCCGGACACGATCATCATGGATCACACGGCGAAGCTCGCCCTGTTCAAGTCGAAGGACTTCGCGTTCCCGTACATCGGCGATGCAGCGACCGATTCGATCCAGTACACCGGCGCGCTACCGAACAAGATTATGAACCTCGACCCGCTGATCTCACGACAGTGCCCGGCGGGTACGGTGTTCATCCTCCAGCGCAATCGACTCGGCTTCTACAGCGATGAGATCTCCACGACCGCAAGCCCGCTCTACCGGGACGAGCCCCGGAAGACGTGGCGTTCCGATGTCCAGCGCGCCAGTGCGCTGGGGATCGACCAGCCGCAGGCCGTCTGCATGCTGACGGGCGTTACGACCACTGGTGGTCCTGCGGGTGGCACCACCTTGACGACCGGCTGAGCAACGGCGCAGCCCCGGATAGCACGGGATAGGAGGAAACGATGGCCGATGCTAAGGCCGCAGCCACCACGGAAGCTAAGACCGAGGGCGACCCGACCGTCAAGGCGTTTCTGGTGCACAACACCAGTGTCGGCGGGCAGCTCATGCTCGCCGGTACCGTTGTGGACCTTCCGCGGTCGGTCGCAACCAATCTGCGGGATCGCGGCGGTGCTCGTAAGCCGACGGAGGACGAGGTCAAGACCCTTTACCGGACCGCACCCGACACTCCGCCGTTCGGTGAGGAGCCCGAGACCGAGAAGGAGGCCGCAACCGCATGACGTATGCGCTCCCAGGCGACATCCGTGAGACCGTGGCGCCAGATGGCAACTTCGGAGGTACCTGCGCCGAACTCACGGATGACCAGCTGTCGCAGCACCTGCAGCGGGCGCAGGCACTGGTCGACGGGACTACTGGGCAAGCGTTCGATGACACGAACGCTCCGGTGTTGCTCAAGGGTCTCGTCGTCGCTCTGGGAGCGTACTACGCCACTCTCGCATATCGCAAAGGAAAGGACCTGACGCCGCAGGACCCGATGTACCTGCTGTATCAGGACGCCGAAGCGACCCTTACCGAGATCCGCAACGACCAGATCACCTTCGAACCGATACCGCAACCGGACACCGCAGGGACCGGGACTGCCACTCCCGCGCTTCCGAAGGTGACTAATCCGCTGCTGTACGGGGTTACGGCCTTTACCGGGGAGGACTTCGGACTCGGCGTACGACAGGCAGGCGGACGGGACGGTCCACGGGTTGCAATCGAGGACGCTCCGAGAAACGAGTACTGGTAATGGGCGATTTCGCCGCGCGCATTAGCGAGCTCCGTGCTCGGGTCGGTAGGGGACCCCTTGTCGGGACCGTTGTCGTTGATCAGGTGTACGCGAAGTTCCAGCACGAGGACCTGACCCTTAAGCACCCGCGGGGTGGACAGGCCAGGTACCTTGGGCAGCCGTTGCTAGATAACCGGAACGACTACCTTGAGCGCATAGCGAAAACGGTGCTCGAGGACGGTGGGGTCGACGGTATGCGTTCCGCGGTTGAGGATCTCGCTGGCGAAGGCGGGGTTATGACGCATGCTCCGGTATTGTGGGGTGACCTTCGCAGATCCGGACACCCGATGGTAACTTCGGACGGTCACTCCGTTTACGATCGTGCTCCGCTTGCCCGCCGGCTTTCCGAGGAAGAGCTCGCCGCAAAGGCGCGATTGATCCCGCTTCCCGGTCCACTTCTCGGATACATCTACTACCACGTTGAGCACCACCCGCATCGCGGAGGTGTCTAATGGCGTGGGTCTGGGACGACTTCAACGGCTTTCTGCTCCAGCTGGGCTTCGACTCGACACTGATTAACCGTGGCCCGTACATTCCGCCGATGCCCGCAAAGCTCGTGACGTTCACCTTCATCGGTGGTGCGGGAGCACTAGCCGAGGGAGCGCTGGACGACCAGCAGTTCCAGATGCGGGTGCGTGGTGACGCAAACGACCAAACCGGTCCGGAGGCGATGGCATATCAGTACGACGAGCTGCTGGTGAGTGCGCCGATTCCGCAGGTAATCGGGTCGCTTAACCTCCGCACCATCGAGCGGTCCGGCAGTCCTCCGTCACCGCTGGGACCACCGGATGACGGTGACCGGTACGAGTACGTCAGCAACTATCGAATGGTGGTCGGGACATGACCGAAGACACAAGTGCTACCGTCCCCGCGGATGACGCGCCTCCTGCTGACCCCGCGGGGGCGGTAGGTTCCGATGGCGGAACGGGAGTTGCCGCCGGTGCCGTGGTGGAAGTGGTCGTGGACGAGAGCGAGCCGCATCCCGATGCGGTAATGCTCAAGATCGCACCGTCCGCTGAAGGCGAACCGCAGATCGAATCGCTGGAGATGATCGGGTATCAGGTCACCAGCGACGAGGCGTATCAGGCATTTGCTCCGGAGCAGGCGGCCGCGCTACTGGCGGCAGCGGATGCGGCCGGGGTAACGCTACTCAACCAGGCAGATGAGGAGGGATCCGGTGGCACGTCTGCAGCTCAATAGCGTCGCAGCCAGTAAGGGCGGCGTGGACGTCACGACGGCCGCGCTTACGGCGGTCGGTGCGAACACCGGTGTGTCGTTCGTGAACAACGGTCAGGTGCTGCTCGTGGTAAACAACGGTAGCGCGTCACCGATCACCGTCACCGAGAACGTTAGCCCACTGGTCGCGAGGGAGGGTGCGATTCCGGCCGCCGCACAGATGCCCGCGGCAATCGTTCCCGCCGGCAAGACCTACCTTCTCGGTCCGTTCCACCCGCTGAACTATAAGCAGTCGGACGGTAACACGTACATCGACTTCTCGGCCAGCACGTCCGTCTCGGTCGGTCTCGTTCAGGTGAGTCCGATCCCCGTCACCGCATAAGCGAAAGGAGTGACACCGCATGCCAAACCTCGGCACTGAGTTCCTGCCGCCCGCGATCCAGACGCAGGAGGTACTGTTCGGTACCGGATACCTGTGGACGGCTCAGTTCGCAACGGCGCTGCCGGCTGACGTGGACCTGGGCGACCAGTCCAAGTGGACCGGCTGGTCCTATGTCGGATCGACAGACCAGGGCGTTCAGCTGCAGTTCAGCCCGAACATGAACAACCTGCAGGTCGAGGAGACACCGATTCCGGTGGCGTCCTTGGTGCAGACCGCAACGTTCACGATCACGACCTCCCTCGCGGAGGAAACGCTCACGAATATCAACCTCGCGTACGGCGGTGGCGGCTCAATTGCCACGCAGGCCCAGTCCACCGGCGTTCCGGGGAAGAAGACGCTGACCCTGAGCGCGCAGTTCCCATTCCTCGCCGCAGCGATCCTGGCGAAGAACGACCTGGGCTTCCCGCGGGTCTTCTACATTCCGAAGATCATGTCGGCGGGTCAGGTGCAGACCACGTTCCGTCGTGCGGCGGACAAGCGCATGTACCCGATCACCCTCAACTCGTTGACCGATCTGTCGAACTGCCAGATCATCGACATCATCTCGACCGCGCTGTAACGAAGCGCGGCACACCGGCTAGGAGGCAGCCGTGGGATTCGACGCAGCTGAAGTGGTACGTCCGCTCGATTGGACGTTCGTCAAGTACGACGCGGGAGAGGGAACGGTCCCGGAGCCGTCCGACAAGGATATCGAGCAACTGTTCCGGGACCTGTCCAAGGTGTCGAAGGGGATCATGGACAAGGCGGGTATCGGCCAGATGGCATCCGACGCCGCTCCCGAGCAGGTGATGCAGGCTCTTGCCGATCTCGAATCGGACGTAGGCATTACGGTGATGGTCAACGGCTTCACGAAGGCGTTCGCTAAGCTGTGCAAGGGACAGCCGAGTGCAACGCAGCTCAACAAGCTACCGATGCGTGTTCGGATGGCGTTCTTCGTATGGCTGGCGAATGAGCTCCGCCCGGAAGTCGCTGGCGCCGGTTCGATGAATCAGCTCTCGGCGAACGGGCTGACTGGTATCGGAACGCGCGCCTAATCCGTTATCTCGTAGCTCGGTATTTCCCGAGTCTAAACTGGGACGAGCTCGAGTGGTGGGAGCAGCTCACCTATCTTGACGGCTTGCGGAAGGAAGGGATTATCAGCGGCGGAGAGCAAGCGGAGGAAGGTGAGTCGGCGGCTCCGATACTGCCGGTGCGCAGTATCCAAGGTAAGGCGGACTGGGGATGACGTTTGACGCGGGTGCGATTGAAGCCACGCTCAAGCTCAATCGCGACCAGTTCGACGAGGAACTCGATGCCGCCGAACAGCGCGCTAGGGACTTCGAAGGCAAGTCATACTCCGCTAAGCTCAAAGTCGAGACCGGTGAGGCAGACGCCGATCTCACCAGTACCGAAGCGCTCTACGAAGCTCTCCGCGAGAACCTCTCCCGCTCGATTCATATCGACGTCAAGGCGGATACCGCTAAGGCGGACGCAGAGCTCGAGGTCACTTCACTCGAAGCGGACAAGCTCGAGCGCAAGCGGATAAACATCGGATCGTGGTTCGGTGGCGGCGGCGGGATCGGCAACATCATCTCGCAAATCGGTGGTCTCGGTGATGCCTTCGGCAAGATGGGCTCGAACATCTCCGAGGGCGAGACCGTTGCGACCCCGTTGTTCTCCGGTATCATCGGTGCAGCTCCGGTAGCAGTTGCCGCTCTAGCACCCCTTGTCGCAATTACGGGTGGTCTCGCGGCCGGTCTTGTCGGTGCGGGTGCATCAATCGGCTCAGTAGGGATTATCGCAATCCCGCTCATGTCGAAGATGATGCAGGACTACCAAGCCCTCGGACGAGCACAATCGCAATACGCCGCAGCGACCACTTCCGCTCAGCGTCAGTCGGCCCTTCAGGCAGAGGCCAGGGCAACCTCGAACCTGACCGGAAGTGAAAAGGGGCTCTTCGCACAGCTACAGGGCATTCAGCGGGTCTACAGCCACCTGCAGTCCGAGTTCGCAAAGCCCCTGGCCAACGCGCTGACCCCCTGGTTTACCGTCGTAAAGTCGCTTCTCGGCGATCTTCCGTTGTTCCTCCGTCCCGCGCTTGGTGTCGTTAAGAGCCTCGGTGAAGTGATCTCGGGTGTCGTTCAGTCCCCGGACTTCAAGGCGTTCCTCGCACAGCTTGGTCAATTCGGAGCATTCGCGCTCCAGGAATTCGGTGCAGCGGGTATCCAGATTGCGCATGCGTTTGCCAACCTGCTTATCGCATTCATGCCGGTTGCTCGCGTTGTGCTACCCGGGATGGTCGATCTGGCCGGAGCGTTTGAGCGGTGGACGGAGGGGCTGACGAAGAGCTCCGGCTTCCACCAGTTCATCGCATACGCGATGGCGAATGCTCCGGCACTGGGTAAGCTGCTTCTCGACCTGCTGATCATCTTCGTTAAGCTAATGGTCGCGATGGCACCGCTCGGTGCGGTAATGCTCAAGCTGCTTGAGGTGTTCGTAGCCTTCCTCGCAAAGCTTACACCGAAGGAAATGCTCGCGATCATCGCGGTAATCGGTCTACTCGGTATTGCGTTGGCCGTAGCCTTCGAGGGTATCCCACTGCTGATCTCCCTCGTTGTTGCGGCGATTGTCGGCCTGGCCGGTCTGCTAATCGACTTCTGGCCGTCGATTCGCAGGGTGTGGGATACCTCCATTCGGTGGCTTGAGCGCGACGTGGTCGACAAGGTACGCGACTGGTTCGAGAACTCGTTGCCGAATGCGTTTAACCACTTCGTCAACTTCTGGAAGCGTGGCTGGCACGATGTACAGAATGCAGCCGGTGATGCGTGGCGCTTCCTGACGCACGGCTGGGGACAGGTGCTGATCCCCGGGTTGACGGCGATTCGCCTGGCCGTGGAGTTCTTCCGTGGTGGCTGGCGAACGGTATGGCGCGACGTCCAGAACATCGCTGCGGACGCGTGGCACGCTATCTACCAGAACACCTGGGTACCGTTCATCAACGTCGTCACGAAGGTCGTCCCGAGTGCGTTTGACTCCGGCAAGAAGGCGGTAGCGCGGGCCTGGGCGGATCTCGGTAATGTCGTAAAGAGTCCGGTCAACTGGGTGATCGCCCACGTCATCAACGGTTTGATCAACGCATTCGACTGGGTCAGCTCAAAGGTCGGCGGTCCGAGTATTAAGCCGGTAGCTCAGCTCGCAACTGGCGGTCGAATACCGGGATACGGTGGTGGCGATCGGCACATAGCGCTGCTGGAAGCGGGCGAAGCGGTTGTCTCGAAGGAGACCACTGCCGCAAACGCTGCTACGTTGGCTGCGTGGGGCGTTCCCGGATTCCAGTCCGGTGGTCGAGCCGGGCATATCCCGCAGCGCTCAGGTAACCCGCCTTCGCATCCCAGTGGGATCGGCGGGTTCCTCAGTGGTATCGGTCACGCGATCAGTGGAGCATTCGACGAGGCCGTTAACGTAGGTAAGGCCGTTGCGGCCATCGGCACCGGGAACACTGCCGCGCTGGTCAATGCGATGAAGGGCATGATCCCCGGCGGTACGCACGGTGCGGTCGCGGATATGGCGGAGCTGCTGACGGACCTTCCCGCTCGCCTGCTAGCTGACGCCGTCAAGGACCTGCTCGGTCTCGGTGGACTGGG